GTTCAAGGCATATGCCAATGAATAACGCATTGTGTGAGTCTGGTCATTGTTTTGTGATGGGTCAAATGCTGAGCGGAAACGATATCCAACTTTAGCAGTCAAACCATAACCGATTGGTGCAGCGATACCTGGTTCCACAGAATAGTATGTGAAGTCAGTTGTGTTGCTATACTTTTGACCGATAGCGGCACGAGCATATGTTCCAAATGGACCAGCTACTGTAGCGCCTGCTTCTAAGCGTGTGCTCAAAGCATTTGTGCCTTCTGTTTGTGCATTAGAGATAGCCAAATCACCGGCAAAGCCTGTGAATTCTTTCTTAACACCCAAAACATATTGCTGTTGTGCAGCAGCTTGATTGTTGTTGATATGTTGACCTTCAACGGTAACGCTATCTGCAGCATAAGCTGTTACGCTCAATGCAACCAAAGTTGCGATTGCTAATTTCTTCATTAAAACTCCTTTTATTTAAATTTAAATAATTGGTGCTTCTGTTACGAGGTGCACCAATCGAAACCCTAGTCAGCATTTAGGCTGCCAATTTGAAACGTGAGTCGTTTGCATTTACTTTGTTTTAGTTTTTACACCTACTCTGGTGAGTTGTCCACTTCTGTACTTGTTACCCTGTCGAAACTATGCACCCCCATCAAAAGCATATTCATGTTTCTTATGTCTCTGTATGCTATGGGCATACCGAATATGCTTTTGGTGGAGGTGGGGGGATTCGCACCCCCGTCCAGAATACTTTTCTAGTTGCTTCATACAACAATTCAGTCACCCATTTTACTGTTGTAGTTTATTATCCATATGATGGCTATTGCACACACAATGGTTAAAATAGGTTCTAAGTAGTCCATTATACTTTATTTAGGATTGATTGGCAATACGCCAGTTTTAATTATACCATTTTCCCAATCTTCTTTTGAAACATATGCACCAAACATCCAAAGAACTCTACTGGTTTCACCTTCTACTTCAGTTACAGAGTGTCTGAAGTCGGACGCCAAATAGCAATGTAATTCACCAACTTCTATATCTATGTGTTCTCCACCAACATATAATTTTCCACCAGCATCAGAATTACGAGTCATCACATTACATCTTAAAGCTGAGAGTATAGGTTGAGTAAATGATTTTGGATCCTGATGTTCATAAACATCTCCACCAGGAAATGTGCAAGAAACAACTATACCATTTCTACCGTGACCATCAATTAAACCATAAGAATTAACACCACAAAATTTACGAATACGATTTGATATGTCTAAAATATTTTGAGGAAATTTAAATCTATGTCCATACATACGATTTGTGACTCGGCTTGTATAATTAGACTCGCCTCTAGAGTATCCTGCGTCCAACCATTTTTTTTCTACGCCTTCATCTACCCATTGATTTAAAAGATTACATTCATCTGGCGATAAAAAGTTTTTAAATCTTTCAATTCTCATATTTTATTATTTAAAATAAGGACCAGATGCCCAGCCAACGGCAGAATATCTTATTCCTTTTGTTATGGGAGTTACTCTATGTAATAATGAAGATGGAAAAACAATAATAGTTCCTTGGTCTTTTGGAATTTTAATTGAACCTCTAGACCCCTCAAATTCTAAATCACCACCTTCGTATGAATTTGGATCAGATAGTTGAAGAGTTAAACTTATTTTTCGTTGATGCCCTGTACCATTTCTTTCATAAACTTCTGCATCTGTATGCCAATCATATTTTCCACCAATTTCATATTCTCCAATTTGAACTGGAGCTATTTCTGTAATGTCAAAAAACCAATTCGTTTTTTGATTAGCTAAAAGTATATAATTAAATAACATACAAGACAAATGAGAGTCTTGGTCTGCCCAACATACGTTTGTTTTTCTTATTTTGGAATCACCATCAATTTCCATATTATTATATACGCCTTCCATGGATTGTTCTTTATTAAAATATTCTTTAATAATAGTATTACATGTTTCTGGAGAAATTATAGATTTCCAAGTCCAATATGGTATTTCATTCATAATTTTCATAATTAAATTTTTTTATTAAAATGTTAAAGGGGTCTAGCAAAATTTTCAATTATAGGGTTTTTAACACCAGCTGGAATTGAGTCAGGATCAAGTATATCTTCTTCCCTTTCACCAGTTCTTAAAGCATGAACACAATAAGCAATTGTATCATCTTCTTGTGCTATTAAATAATGACTTTTACCTTTTGTAATATATATCATTTGTGGAGCAACAAAAACGGACTGCACTCCTTCCACATCTACTATAACACTACCTTTAGCTAATAATGTCATGTGGTCGTAATTATGTATATGTCCTTCATTAGCATCTCCTGCTTTAAGGAAATGCATTTGGCGTAACCATAAGTTACTGACACAAGATATTTTTGTTTCTGGGAAACTCATAATATAATTCCTTTATTATAATGTAGTTACTGGCAACTCTGTTGGATTAGTTGTTAATACTCCAAATTTTACTAAAATATCACCAACTTTTTTGCTAAAATTATATTCTTCCCACATAATTGCATTTTGATTTATTTCCACTTCTTGTTCTGTTGGCTTTTCAACTAAAGCATGAATATCATCTTTATTTGGTATACCAGAAGATATAGTTGATATTCTATCTAAAACTGTTACAGGAATAAATCCTCGTATATAAGAGTCGAGAGCTGCACCAGTAATGTAGTGGTTGTTTTCATCTAATGGTATATCCACATTAAGTGTGTTATTATCATTGTTAAATGAAATTACAATACTTCCAGTAGTTTCATTAAATTGAGTTATTTTATAATCAACATTATTAGAATTAACAGACATTTTTTATCCTTTAAATTATATTTAAGCAACGCCACCAGAACGAGTACCGTTGGCAACCCAAGTTACATTTCCATTACCGGTTATATAGTTACCTGTGGATCCACCAGAACCACCGTAACCACCGTCTTTTCTGGATGTATTACCTTTAGATGTTCTAAATAAATAAGTTGTATCATGGCCAGCGCCACCACTACTACCCCAAGCTCCGCCTGCGCCGCCTGGAGTTGAAGAATCTTTAGGATCTGGTATACCAGCGCCAGCAGTAGATTGAATTCCACCAGAACCACCTGATGTTAATGAACCAGCTTGAGCTGGAGTTCCCGTTCTTAAAGTTATAGGACCGCCATAACTATCATAGGCACCAAATGCACCTGCACTACCGCCGTTACCACCTGCGCCTCCGCCGCCACCAGCAGCATATTGGTAATTTGGATCCTGTTTAGGATTTCTTGTTGGATCTGGACTACCTGAACCGCCGCCGCCGCCGCCGCCTGCAGCAATTGTACCGTTGTTAGTAATACTAATAGAAACTGCAGCATATAGTGCAGGACCACCTGAACTACCGGGATTACCATCACGCTGGGGATTACCATAAGCTCGACCCCTTGTACTGTTTCCTGGTGGTACACCGCTGCCGCCGCCATATCCGCCATGGCCGCCTTGGCCACCGTTGCCGCCTTGGCCAATAATATATCCGTTATTAATCAAAGATACGCCACCTGGCCATGCACCATCAACTGTTAACGCATATGAACCTGTACTGGTTGAATACACATAAACACCAGAGTTAATTGTTGCGACAACTTTACTTGTTCCACCCCAACCAGCTGATAAAGCTGCACTCCTAAGATTTAAATTTGTTTGGTTTGATGAAATAGTAAAGTTGAATTGATTTGCTTTACCATGTCCCGTATTCATATCAATTGCACCACTCGCAATACCAAACAACGTACGAACAGCAGAATCATTCAATGTTCTTGTTGTTGTACCTGAAACACCCAATTCTACATTTATGTCATTGAATGAAATTGCACCTGATGCTGGTAATGCCATTTGTTATTTTATTATTTTTATTGATGTTACTATATCAGCATTATTTATGTTGAACATCCGATTCACGGTTTTAGTTTCAGTATCAAAACTCGCCATGAAACAATTATTCATTGGTATCACACCATCAGAATAACGGTTTGAACCACAAAAAATTACCTTACCATCTAGTACATCCATACCTCTCAAGAATGTTTTACTTGGATTAGATACCTTATATGTGACTGGTTGTTCTGTGTCCAAATCTATTTCAATAATTTCACCTGTCTCACTAGACAAGGCATATAATGTATTGTTTAATATTTGTACCTCATGACAACATAGGCCAGCAGAAGCAATTATCCTAGATTCGTATGTGGCTTTATCAAAATAACCAAACTGTGATGGTGTTACACCTAAATTATGTAAACAGAAATAGATTTTACCATCGTGTTCTGTGATTGCATTAACATGAATTGTATCATGGTTTTCTGCATCATCTGGTGGTAATGGTCTTTCTACCAATTTAAATTTTGAAACATCAAAGTATGCACTATTCATTTTGCCGTGAATGCCGATAGTGTTAACTGCGGTGTGACAAACATAAAAATCTTCACCACTCTTTAATATTTGATGTGTATTGATATACATTGGAATGTCAATCAATCCATAGAACTCAAAAGTTTTCTTATTATACTTTCCAAGTTTCTTATGTGAAACAATATACAAATAATCATCATCACTTGCTATACCAAACGGTCTGAATATCGGTCTGCCTTGACCTGCCAACTCTTCACAGTTTAATTCTGGAATGTTTGGACTTTCATGTATCAACTTACCATCAAGGTCATACACAATAAATGCATAGTTATCTTTTTTATGACGATGGTCATCAGGAACAATAATAATCATAATTTATCTCGGTACTTGGTCCCATGAACGGGTTGTTTCATTCCATACATTTGCATACACTTCTGAACGTGCTGGTTTTGGTATTGGTGGTGTCCATTTCCAATCAGGTGCACTTATTGTCCAACTAGCAAACGGTCTTGCTTCATAAAACACATCATTTGTTCTATCATATTTTCCACCAATAGATGCATAGTTTGCACGCAAAGGTGTTCCGCCATCTGGTTGGCCATTTGCATCATAATGTACACCGTAAAATGTACGGTTGTCAGTCTCTACCCAAAATTTTTTATCTCCAAGACGACCAGATTCAATATCTTCTTTATCTACAACGACAACGCTTATAACATTATCATCTTTATCTAAATGTGCAAAGTAACTCATTTCATGCCTTTAGTGGTAATAAGTTAAAGTTAAGTACAAGTCTATTTATTGATTTGATTGGTGAGGATTTGGCGTGAAAAATTCTACCTTTCCACCAAACTAATCGACCTTTTTTAGGTGTAATTCTCTCTGTAATCTTTCCTGTATTATCAAAGAAAATGGTATCACCATCAGAATCATTAACGTAATAGATTGCTGTTATTTGTTCTTCGTGTGGATTATCTATGTGTGGCGTATGATATTTATTTTCAAAACGAGAATCAATAACATTCATGTTCAACTTACATCGTGTAATGTAACAAGGTACATCAATAACATCTATAAGTTTGTTTGAAATCGGTGAAACATTACTATAATGTTTTGAATTTATTTGGCCGTCCATAATAAACATATGAAAAAATTGTGGAACATCCAATGTGTTATCATCAACAAAATAGTTATCTGTGCCATCTAACTCCACAGTTTCTTTATTATAGAAATAAGGAAGAGATTCGTTCAAACAAAGATATTCGAGAGAATCTTGTATGTGGGGTTTAATAAAAATATCAATTATGTTTAACATTATATATTTTAAAATTAGAAAGTTAATTGTTGCGAACCACTAGTTATTTGGTGATACCAATATTTGCTATATCCTGTACCTGAAGAACTAACTGATCCACCACTCAAAAGTTGGAATGGCCATTGATATGCAACAATAATTATACCTTGATAACCAGAAGTGGATCTTTGTGGTCCATGACCATTCTGAGGAGAACCACCTGCGCCATCACCATAGAATGAAGCATCAATACCATTACCGCCTGCTTGTGAAGAAGAACTTCCGCCTTTAGCGTAAGTAGTACCATTTATCCATGTTCTACCAGAACCACCAGTTGAACCGCTTGCGGCAGAACCAGCGCCACCGCCAGCACCACCAGCAGAACCATTACCTGTACCATTAGTTCCGTATGCTGTTTGATTGCCATAATTACCGCCTGTTGGTTTTGGTTGAGTTGAACCGCCACCACCACCGCCGTTAGCAGCACCGCCACCACCTGAACCACCACCTGAACCAGATTGGTCATCAGCACCACCGCCTCGACCACCGCCATAAGCAGTATATCCAAATGCTACAGTATCGCCACCATTACCATTTCCGCCACCGCCACCTATTGTGAATGAATACGTACCTTTAGGTAGATTAAAAGATGCATCAATATAACCACCACCGCCAGCGCCACCGTTTGCGTTACCATAGTCACCACCCCATCGAGGTCCGCCACCACCACCGCCGCCAATAATTAATGCTCTTACAGGAAGTGATGTTGGTATCCGTTGAGCACCATAAAATTTACTTAAATTAATTTGACCAGAAGTTGGTATAGCAACACCTGCACCATTGATTGTTCCAGAAGGAACAAGTCCAGCCGCAGCATAATATTCACTTATGCTAATTGGGTTACTGCCACCAAATTCATTCTGTAAAGCTGATAAATTTATCGTACCGCTAGATACTATAGCCATTTAATTTTCCCTATAAAACTTTATGTACTCCAACAAAGTATTTAGGTGGTCTGCCGTTTTCTCAATAAAAACCAAAGGTTCTTCGTTATCAACAGCCATAATGATAACAATCTGGTCTATACCAGTTCCAATCAGTTCTTCGTACATGCAGGCATATGCCACACATTGTGCAAAGTAAGAATCAATATCTTCTCTTTTCTTGATTCTTTTAGATGTTTTAAAGTCAATTACAGATAAAACACCATCAAATTCACCAATACAGTCAACACGACCTGCCATTCCAAGATTGACCGACCACAAGGCACACTCTTGGTAATGTATATTATTTATTTTGTTTAGTATAGGTTTGAGTGGTAAAAACATTGCCTTTGCATCAGGCATAATGTCACCAAGTGCTTCGTTGTTTAGATATCGTTCACAGAGCGTATGAACATTCGTACCACGGGACGATGCCTTCCGTGATATCTTGTTTGCCTCTTCTTCACCAACACGTTTACGCCATTTCATAATGGCTTCTTTACCTTTAGCACCAATTACTGTGGTGACTGATGGTAGTTTTGTTCCATCAGGTAAGGTGTAGTATCTCTTACCATCAGGAAATGTGGTTGATTTTAGGTCTTGTAAATCTTTAGGTGGGCAATAGTTGAACATAATGTATTCATGGTTAAAATTTTTATTTAGTAGTCCATACCACGATACAAACTGTCTCTATATCGTTCTAATTCTTTTAAATTTTTAGCATACTCCGCTAATTCTTGTTCCAAACGTCTTTTCTTCATCTGTTCGTAGTAGATACGAACACTGCGTGGCATCATTCTTTTTTTGCTCATTCATACTTCCTTTTGGTTTGTTGGACTTTTTCTTGGAAGTATTGGGTTTCACGGAGGTTTTCTTAACATTCACACTCCTTGTTGGTGGTAAAAATAATGCGGGAACTTGTTTCATTACCATTCCCTTGACATTTTGGTCTTGTGACCTGTCTTAATCGTATTTCCAGGTATAGTTTCTTTCATACGATTGATGACATACTTTTCAAATGTGGAGTCTGCCTTACCAGTTCCTGGTGTGTCCATGCGCATACCATCACCGAAACCAGGAAGACCTGTTGGTGAATGATATCTTTGGAGGTGTGGATTGTTGGCAACGAAATCATCATACTCAGCTAGACGCATGGTATGTTCTTCGACTTGTTCGGTTTGTTTATTGTAAAATTCGTATATCATATTGAATATTTATGCCTGAAACCATTGTGGAACTGGTCGTTTCTTCCAGTCTGCCAGATGGGTTTTGTTCTTATTGTAGTAATTACGATATGAAGCCAACGAATTACCTGGAACTTTTACATCATCAGGCATAGCTGGTGTGGGTTCTGTAAACGGACCTATTGGTATATTTGCAGGTATATTAGTTCGTAACACTTTCAACAAACCATCACGTTCTACTTTATGGATTTTTTCATAACGATATGTATATTCCATACATAATTCTTCAAGCAAGTCAGTTAGCCAAATATAATTTTGGTGTGTCTTTCTTACCCAAATGGCTGAAGGGTGATTGATATGAGTAGCACTATACAATATGCCATCACGATTGTCAGATAATTCATATCTTGTCTGTTTTCTTCCAGATTGAGATAAACCAATAACTTGAATACCATCAAGAACACGATGAGCAGTAGAAAGTAATTGTGCATATTCAAGAATCATTTTTACGCAATGTTTGTTATTGTGCATCTCAGCACAAATTTGGGGTTCGGGGTGTAGATAGAAAATATTCATACTTGTATTATATCACATTAAACAACCAATGGCAACTATGCCAACAACATCCTTACTAAACCAATAGAATCAATCGTAACCAACAACATATAGTTGGCTAACATACCAAAAGACCTACGAGAATAAGCAGCCCAAGCGTACAACCCACAACCAGTAATCCAAATAGGATAAAGTAGAAAAAGAGGGGGATTAGGGACAGTAAGAGCCATAGTAATAGAGCAGCCGATACTAATAGCCCAAGCCAGACACTCAACCATAAAGCGATTTGCATTAGAGCGCCAATCATCTCTTATCCACTCAAAGGTTGGTTTCAGAGAATCCATCATCTTCATCTATAAATTCTAAATTACCATTGAAGTAATAACCACAACCACGCAAGAAGGTTTGAAATTCTTCAATCACTTCTGGTAAAACATGTGCATCAGTTTGCACAATCGTGGTACGAGATGGACCTACTTCCATCTCTTGTATACATTTGAATTCAAATTTTGTCATAGTTTAGGAATATCATATTCAGGCATAGAAGCCTTTTTAGTTTTTGGTACGGATGCTGTTGTCTCAACTGCCTTAGGGAATCGTCTTGCAATATCTTCAGCACTTACAGGTTGAATTGCAAACTGTTTAAACTGCTCATAAGTGTCAGTTACTTTCATTGCAGTTTTACCACCAACGGCAGCAGAATCAGGAAAGAACAAAGCGCAACCGCCTGCGGCCAATGGTGCAATCTCAATTACAGATTCCAAATTAATAATAACTGGACAACCTTTATCAATAGAATTGACTTCAACAAACAAACTCATACTAACTCCTTATTTTTTATCACAATCAGGTACCCGTACAAGATATACGGTTACCTCATCATTAGGTCGTACAAAAAAACATTCACCTTTGATTGACCAGGTCAGGTGATTTTGGATTCCATCTTTATAATCTTTTAGTTTATCATTTGTTTTGCTTGACCAAAACATTGGTGTAACAAAGAACCAATAAATTAACAGAATTAAAACTGTATACTCTAAAATTTTTGGTACATATAATTTAATTTTTTCCCACATAATTATCCTTGATGTGCAATTTTATAAAAGCCAAAACATATGCCACCAGCCAATAAGGCAAAGGCTAAAAAGAATGCCAAATTGGTCACTCGTTCTTCATAATATTTTTTTTCTAATTTAATCATGTCACGTTGAGCACGAATCATTGGTGGTGCTTCTCGTTCACCACCCAACATGTAAACAGTTTTCTCAGATTCAGTCAATCGTCTGCTTGCTGAAATGTAATGTATAATACTAATCATACCAATGTCTAATGACCCCCGCAATAATAAAAATGTTTGTGATAACGTATGATATCACAATTATCGTTCTAAGGCAAGCGATGATGTTTGCCTCACGGTCGGAGGATCCCGACTTTGCACCTAATGCCTTAGCCCATAGTCTCCACATTAGTGTACCGCTTCAACAACTCTTGATTTAACTTCTGGTATGTTTATCATCAATTGCCTAAATTCATCACCAGAACCAAAGTATTGGTTTGCCAACATCAATCTAGCCATTATGACTGAACCCAATGTTAGTGGATCCAATTTGTGTGTGGTGACCATCAATGAAATGAAATCATCTACTTGATAGGCTATTTTTTCAATTGAATTATCTTCATTCATTTGTTAACCTTTTCAATTCTTTTTGACGAAACGTAAACAAGTGTTTAAGACTGGTTGGTTTCTCAACACCTTTATCATTTATCCACGTTTCATTATCAAATTCAATTTCATAACGATACTTACCTTTGTGATAATCAATAGATTTAACAGTAGCAGGTGAACCTTCTTTTAGAAAATGTTTACAATGTTGCCAACCAGATGCTTGGCCGTTCCAATCTTCTTTTAATGTAACACGGTCACCTTCTTGGAATTTGGCAGCTGCCATGCAGCCTTCATAGTAACCCATGATTTTCTCAAAGTAAAAACTGGCAGGACCACTAGATACGGTTGAATTAAATTTTCTGAAGGCCTCATCGAGATTCATCATATCATCAACAATTTTTTCCAATTTACTTTTATACATATCAGTCCCACAATCCTTCATAGTATTTGCCAAACAAACGGAAACCATTTGTGATTCGTTCTTGTACCACTTTCATACCTTCATGGTCGAATTCGTGTGTATGATTTGGTCCTTTTTCAAAGGTATACAATGTTGGTTTACCATCAGCGTCCCATTCACATGGTACACTTTTCATATCCATAACACCTGAATAAAACTTTTCTTGCCAAGTATCATCAACTTTACATTCAAAAGCATAAATCATTTCATTCAATACATAATCCCAACGAGCAAAATGATGACCATCAACATCATATTCATCTTTGCCAGGTGAAGTCCATGATTGTAATTCCATTGGCACATCTTCATCATCAACATGAGGTGAACCATGTTTATTTTCTTTTATCTGTTTCAACATAGGCAGAATGATATCAGCCAATGTATGATCCATTGACCATGTATCATAATGGTCAATCTTCACATAACTAATTTTTGGATGAATGAAATCCATAACAGATTGATATGCCTTAGAAAAAGGTTGCAAACGGTCAGCCCATTTCTCAATGATAGGCTCATCATAATCAATCTCACGCCAAAAGAAAACTTTCTCCAAAATTATATATGGAGAAATCCAATGATTACGGTAATTACTTTTGTATACTTTCATGGTTTTAACATTTCTTCTATTGGTACATATTGTGTTGGCATATATGATGATACATTATCTAATATAGTTCTTGCTACATCACCTTCACGGCGTGGCATAATCTTTACCTCAAAATCACAATTGTTTACTTTCTTGAATATATTTACCATTTCTAACACAGAATGTCCTTTACCGTGTCCTAAATTTTCAATCAAAGAATCTGATACTGGTGTATCAACAGCATTTTTAATTGCTTGACATACTTCCATTACATGAAGGTAATCTCTAATAGCAGTACCATCATACATATCATAATCATTACCATACAAATGAAATACACCAGTTTCTTTGGCTTTCATTAGGTTGTACATCAAACCATCCACATTGGTTGGCGGATAACCATTCGTACCAATCACATTATAGAATCGGAATATTGTACACTTCTTATTGTTCAATGTACAATACTGACGAACTAATTGCTCAGCAACTAACTTTGACAAACCATATGGACTGTATGGATTTGTGGCAGCACCAGTAGAAGCAAATATGAAATGGTCGTACTGTGTACGTTCTAACATATTCAAAGTACCAACAACATTGGTACGATAATAGTCCATTGGTGCCTGCATAGACATACCAACATTGACTAGACCAGCCAAGTGAACTACTGTATCAAATTCACCTTTGATATCAATACTCTCCAAAATATTCTGTTCAACAAAATTATCAGTAATTTGTGTTTTAAATACACGGTCTAAACCAGTTACAAGATAATCTTCTTGATAGGCAAACAACAAGGCCGCCAGATGGCGACCAATGTAACCAGAACTACCCGTTAATAGAATTTTCTTCATCTGTATAGTCAATCTTATTGATAAGTGTACGTTGTTGTTCTTTTGGCCATTTGGCAAGATAATCATTATCTTTCACAAACAACTCATGGTATTGTTCCAATGTAATCTCACGGGAATCAAAAATGTGTGTGCCAAGGTGTTCTTGCGAAAACTCTTTGAACTCTGTTTCAGTTTCACGGCATACAACCTCATCCAATGCATGAGATTCTTCTTTGGCTTCTACCACATAACGTAAACGAAATGAGGAGACAATATCAACAACATACAACTTCTTATCACTCATAATATAAACTCCGAATTAAAGGATTTCGTAATCTTCTTTACCTACACCACACTCAGGACATTCAAAGGTATCAGGCAGGTCTTCCCACTTGCCTTCTGTTTCTTCATCGTGGACATGGCCACATACAATACAAATATGATCCATTATAAATTCTCCAATGTTTGTTTATATGCTTCAGCGTGACGCTTCTCAACTTTAGCAAGAGCAGCGAATCGCTTCTCTGCTTTCTTTAAAACTTCCGTAAACTGTTCGGCATGTTCCTTGCTTTCAGCAGCCTGTAATCTAGCTTCAAGCATTGCTTCATCATTACCTTCTAGTTCAGCTTCTTCTTCAAACTTAGGATACATTTCTGTATACTCATAGGTTTCACCTTCGATTGCCTTCTCTAAGCATTCTTTTGTTGATGGAGTACCAATCAACAACTCAAGATGACCCCATGCGTGTTTGATTTCTTGGTCTGCTGTGTGTTCAAAGTGTTTTGCAACATCTTCAAAACCTTCTTCACGAGCAATCTTGGCAAAATAACGATACTTGATATGTGCCATTGACTCACCAGCCAATGCACTCTCAAGGTTTTTAATAGTAACTGACATATTAACCTTTCTTTAAACTTCAAAAAATAATAACTCAAAATCATCTGCACGGTCTTCATATGCATCATATCCACGTGGATTACAAATGATACGAGTGCCACCAATCATGTAATCAAACACATCATGTGTATGTCCATGTGTCCATACTTTAATCTGTGGATGATCCAGAATAAATTCCGACAGGTCAGAACTGTAAGCACCATTCACCATAACATCTTTTTGATATTTTGGTTTGGTACTTAGTTTGCTTGGAGCATGATGACCAATAACAACATATTTATTATTGGCATTGGACTCAACAGTTGCCTTGATTGTATCCAACATTAATTTGTGTTCAACAACCGATGCTTCTGGTGACCATTTACTTGGTTTGTATTTGGTTACCTCGTATGGTTCCTGATTCACATCATCAGGAAATTCCCATGCATTGAATTGAGTGGTCGTTCGGCTATCATTAATGATACGATAATCATTCATGTAACCTTTGATGCCATACAATGTTTGTGGATCTTCCTTGTTCATATCAGTCCACAATGTACCTGCAATAAACGTAATATCTTCAATCACCATAGTTTGGCGTTCCATGATAAAAACATTCTCTAGGTAACTCAGGCGTTGACGTATGATATCCAAACTTGTAGCAAAGTCACCATGATAGTATTCGTGGTTACCCATAATGTAAATAACATTAGGGAAACGCTCAGAACATTCTTGGAAGAATTTATGATACGTTTCAGACTTATTACGACCATTCACCATAAGACCAGTAACAACACCAAGTTCATTCAAATCAGCAGCGACAAGAATATCACCGGACAGGATTAATACTTCGGCATTCTCTGTATTTTCTAGAGAGATGGGGCCAAATTCAAGGTGTAGGTCAGAGCAGAGAGCGATTTTCATGGTTATATTATATCATAATTTGGTTTATTTGTCAAGTAGTTCTTTTACAACTCTGGTTAAGTCATCTGGTGTGGCAAAAATCCTGGCACGGAAACATCTTTCAAGTGTGGTATGATCCTGTTGCATGGTGAATGATACACAGTTGTGTTTCATTAGTTCATCAACCAATATATCCAACAATTCTTCTTTAATAACATTTGCCAAATCTATTTGATATTTAGATTCTAATTCAAAATAATCTAGGTCACTATACACCTTCTGAACAGTTATCATTTCACCTTTGATTACATGGTGTTTCTCATTTACTTGAGTAACACTATTGTCCCATTGGACAGCAGGACTCAATATTGAATGTGCAACTATTGACATTAGTCTTCCAGTTTTTCAAACTCAGGATCACAATCAAGAATCATTTCGGAATCAACTTGGTCCCATCCATGTTCTTCAAGGTCAAGATATGAATTGCCTTCTTCAAAAAAGTTTTCCAACCACTCGGTTGTTTCTTCATCACAATCATCATAGTCGTGGTCTTCCCAGCAACCATCCGATAGTTCAATCATTTCAACATTGTATTCACAATCCCACAGGTTTGTACCTGATTCAATCAATGGTTCTTTATCATCTTCGGTTTCTACGGTGAATTCACCCCACCGCCAACCAGTTTCAACCATGAGCATATTACCATCTTTTTTGTAATACATTCTTTCAATCAGAGATTTCTTCCACGATGGTTCAAGTTTCCATAAAGCCATTATTTCTTCTCCAATTTAGGTTCTTGTTTAACTGGTTCTTCAATGATAACAGGTTCAAATGCTGCACGATGGTTAATCATCATAACAACACCTTGCCATACACCATACAATGGAAATGAAATCATTGCCAATAAGCAAACAGTAATCAAGCCAAACAAAAATACAGTTTTAGTAAACAATACAAATACAATCTCAAGCATTAGATTCCAGAAACCTCTAGTGCCAACTGTACCATCTTCAACAATAGCAGGTACATCACTACGCACGTGCTTAACGAATTCCTGTTCCTGTACTAACGATTGCTTGATAAAAATATCAACCAACCCACGATATAACTTTAACATCATAATGACTCCTTATTACTTATCAATGATATTTTACACGGCGATTTTGCCTATAACTAACATCCATTGGTTTGGCTTCGTTAGCCACTTCTTTCTCTGCTATGAGGCGTTCAGCCCATAACTTCTCACACTTTGCTTTTGGATAATCAGCAACTACCACACAATCTTCCATAAATGCCATTTTATCTTCATCTATAGCTGGTGTATTTGCTTGTTCAACCTTAGTTGGTTCATCTGTCTTAGCAACGGTTGCTGGTTCAATGAATAGAAATGCAACAGTCAACATTACAGCACCTGGAACAATAATGTGCCAATACATGCCGAGTATAACTGCTACGATAACGAACAGCACACCAAGTAATAACATTGAATGAGTAATACCTACGCTCGAGAGAGCAGACATTGCGGGAGACATACTTATCCTTACTTTAAAGTTGGTTCATAAACATCACATTGCACAGCAACTGGCACAATGATAGTACCGTGATCCGTTGGTTGTGGAACTCTTTGAATGATTGGTTTCATACGAGCATTCACACACTCACGTGCGGCCATGATTACCTCAGTTCTGTCCATTTGTTTTACTTTATCACCACCAGGCAATACCACAACAGATGGAATTTTAGATAGACCAGCACAACCTGTCAACAGGAGTAATGGTACAATTAAATAAACGGGTTTCATAATCATCTCTTAGTAAACTTTTTCAACAATGCTTTTGCATCATCCACATATGGAACATCATCAATAAATTCATAGTGTGCTTCAATCAATTCTGCTTTGGCAATACGAATCAACTTGAGTGCATAATCTAAATCTTCAGATGATGCCTGTTCCATCCATTCCTCGAATTCTTTTTGGTCACCATGTAGGAAGAATTCGAGGTTGTCACGGTCAAAGTCATTCATTATGCATTCACAACTTCGGTTGTTTCTGTGGGAGCAACAGTTGTTTCATTAGTAGAAACAGTTTGCTTGCCGACATAACGACCATTAGCATCAAACTCGGTGTGGTTAACCAATTGATATGCTTTGACCTTACGACCTTCTTTGATAACTTTCACAATACCACCGTCTTTACGAATATTGTAAATGTTGGTTGAT